TGGACGCAACATGGGAGTGACTGAATAAACTTACTGGCAACCGCTAGTTAAGGTGATGAGACACAGGTGGTGCTGCTACGAAAGTAGAACCGACTCAACCAGTCGGGTCTCAGGCAATAACGTTTTTACTACTGTAGTAATGCCCGTTATTTGTTGGTACACAGGAACCCAACCTCCCTCCTTTTTTAGACCTAAGATGCAACTCTACGAGTCGGGCAGATGGTCTTATTTTTTTATATAGAGTAAATGAAAAAATATATTTTTGATGTTGATGGCACTTTAACACCAAGCAGACAAGTAATCGAATCTGATTTTTTAAGTTACCTTTTGGCATTCGCTTCAAATTGTCAAATGTATATTGTTACAGGTAGCGATAAAGATAAAACAATAGAACAACTTGGAGAAGAACTTTGTAATAAGTGTCAAAGAGTTTATAATTGTTCTGGTAGTGATGTATATGAACAGAGTTATAATGTTTATAAATCTGATTGGGTATTGCCAGAGGAAGTAAAATCATTTTTACAAGATGAATTAGATCATAGTCAGTTTCCAATAAGAACTGGTAAACATATTGAAACAAGACCTGGTGGAATTAATTTTAGTATTCTTGGTAGAGGGGAAAATGATTTAGATGAAAGACAAATGTATGTCGAACACGATCATGTTACTAATGAGAGAGCAGATATTGCTGCAAGATTAAAAGATAGATTTCCATACCTTAATGTTCAAATAGGAGGTGAAACTGGTCTTGATATATCAAATGTAGATAAGAGTCAGATACTCAGAGATTTTAGTCCTTGTGATGAAATACATTTCTTTGGAGATATGATGCATGAAGGAGAAAATGATTATCCTTTAGCAAAAGCAGTTAAAGATATGGGTGGTTATACGTACCATGTAAAAGATCATAGAGATACTTTTTTAAGGTTAATGGAGTTATAAAATGCAAAGAATTATTTTTCGCATAGATCAAGATGGTAATGTTACCGAAGAAGTTCAAGGAGTAACAAATGATACTTGTATAGATATTACAAAAGAAATAGAAGATACTCTAGGTAATGTTAAGTCTAGAGAATTAAAACCAGAATACTATCAAAACGAAAATGTCTCACTTCACCAACATCAAAACGAAACTGAAGGATAAAGATTTTTTAATTAAAGCATTGAATAGTCTTGGATATGCCATTCAAGAGAATGTTCTATTGAATAATCCTGTTAATCATAAACACGATCAAGTTCAAGTAGAAGTTGGGGTAACTAAGTATGTTGGATTTAAAATTAGTGATGATGGTGTATTTGAATTGGTTACTGAACTTGATACTTGGGAAGAACCATTTCCTGTAGAAAGATTTTTACAAAAAGTAACTCAGGCATATGCAAAATGTGCTGTAGTGGAAACCGCACGGTCAAAAGGGTTTAATGTAACAACCGAACAGAAAGATGTTGATAACACCATAGAAATTGTAATGGAAAAGTGGTAGTGTATTGTTAAATAATTGAGAATGCCGAAAGGGTTCACAATTTACACTCGCTTACAAAGGAGAAACATGGGCAACATTCAAAGGTATACTGCAAACAATCTTTCAGAATTAATGGATAAGATTGCTAAAAACAGTATTGGACTAGATGATTATATCAATCAGGTCTGGGGAACAACAGCACAAACTTACCCACCATATAATATTGTGCAACATAGCAATCATGAATCAAGTTTAGAGATTGCACTCGCAGGATTTAAAAAGAAAGAAGTTAAAGTTTACACCGAACATGGTAAACTACATGTAGAAGGTAAAAAAGACGAAAAGAAAGAATCTGAATATGTACATCGTGGCATGGCACAAAGATCATTTGAAAGATCTTGGCAATTGTCTGATGATGTAGAGATCACAAAAGTTACTTTTGAAGATGGTCTTCTTACTGTTGAATTAGGTAAGGTAGTTCCAGAGCATCATGCTCGTAAAGAGTACCTCTAAATAAAAATATAAAGGGATCTTGACGATCCCTTTTTTTATGTTATAATATAAGAGATGTAGAAAACAAAATGTCAATCAAACTAGTTTTATTAAAATCAGGAGATCAAATAATCTCTGATGCAAAAGAGTTAGTAATGGGCGAAGATGATAAGCAACAAAAGATTGTAGGATATCTTCTTACTAATCCTTTTAAAATTATTAGTCAAAAACCCCTTCTTCTAACGGAAGATGTGCAAACTAATGATGCTTCAGTTGAGATTACTTTATCTCCTTGGATTCTTTTATCTGCTGATAAATCGATTCCAATCAAACCAGATTGGGTAGTAACTGTTGTTGAACCATTAGAATCTGTTAAAAAAATGTATGAGGATCGATTAAATGAGCTCGCCAAACAAGAAAGTAAAGGGACTACTACTGAAAGTTGATAATGTTGTCATCTGTGAAGTAGAAGAAATTCAAGCAGAATTAGGAGAACCCGATTGTAAAATACTAAATCCTTACCAGTATGATAAGGATACAGGTTTAACACCTTGGCCAGATTTTGCAGGGCAAACTGAGATGATGCTTAGATCAGATGATATACTAACAATGGTAGAACCCAAACAAGAAATTATTGATCAGTATCTTGAACTAACAAAATAATGCGTTTTTATACTAACGTTCAGATGGTTGGAGACAACTTCTTAGTTCGTGGTTACGAGAATGGAAAACATTTCGCAATCAGAGAGAAGTTTTATCCAACTCTTTTTGTTCCATCTAAAAAAAGAACAAAACAGAAAACACTGGATGGTGACTATGTTGAATCTGTAGAACCTGGTACTGTTCGCGATTGTCGTGAATTTATCAAGAAGTATGATGGTGTTGAAAATTTTAACATCTATGGAAATGATAGATACATCTATCAATATATTTCAGAGAAGTATCCAGAGAAAGAAATCAAATTTGATATTAGTAAAATCAAACTCTTCTCATTAGATATTGAGGTTAAATCTGAGAATGGATTCCCAGACGTAGAATCTGCTGCAGAAGAAATACTATTAATTACAATACAGGACTATACAACTAAAAAGATTATTACTTGGGGACAAGGTCCTTTTAGTAATACACAAGAGAACGTAACATATAAACAATTCAATTCAGAGTATGAACTTCTAAATGCATTCATTAATTGGTGGATGATAGAAGAAAATACACCAGAGGTTGTTACTGGTTGGAATATTCAACTATATGATATTCCATATATTTGTCGTAGATTAGATCGTGTATTAGGTGAGAAACTAATGAAACGTTTTTCTCCTTGGGGATTAGTAACAGAGGATGAGGTTTATATTCAAGGTCGTAGAAATATTTCATATGATGTAGGTGGTATAACTCAACTTGATTACTTAGATCTTTATAAGAAGTTTACTTATACCAATCAAGAATCATATAGATTAGATCATATTGCTAATGTTGAACTTGGACAAAAGAAACTAGATCACTCTGAGTTTGATACATTCAAAGACTTCTATACAAAAGGATGGCAGAAGTTTGTAGAATATAATATTATTGACGTGGAACTTGTTGACAGATTAGAAGATAAGATGAAACTTATTGAGCTTGCTGTTACAATGGCACTCGACGCAAAGGTAAACTTTGTAGATGTTTTCTATCAAGTTCGTATGTGGGATACGATTATTTACAATTATCTTAAACAAAGAAATATTGTAATTCCACCAAAAGCAAGATCAGATAAAGATGAAAAGTATGCAGGTGCATATGTAAAAGAACCAATACCTGGTAAGTATGATTGGGTGGTTTCATTTGACTTGAATAGTCTATATCCACATTTGATCATGCAATATAATATTTCCCCAGAGACACTCCTTGAATCAAAACACCCAACAGCAACAGTTGATAAAATACTTGCTGAAGATATAAACTTTGAACTATACAAAGATAATGCTGTTTGTGCAAATGGTGCAATGTATCGAAAGGATGTTCGTGGATTCTTACCAGAGATTATGGAAAAGATATACAAAGATCGAACAGTCTATAAAAACAAAATGCTTAAAGCAAAGCAAGCATATGAAAAGAAACCTACCAAAACTCTTGAGAAAGAAATTTCTAGGTGTAATAATATCCAGATGGCAAGAAAGATTCAACTTAACTCTGCCTATGGTGCGATTGGTAATCAATACTTCCGTTATTACAAACTTGCAAATGCGGAAGCAATTACTTTATCAGGGCAGGTTTCTATTCGTTGGATAGAAAACCGCATGAACATATACTTAAACAAATTATTAAAAACGGAGAATGAAGATTATGTTATTGCTTCAGATACTGATTCCATCTACCTTAATCTCGGTCCTTTGGTGGAAGTCATATACAAGGGTAGAGAAAAGGATGCTTCGAGCATTTGTTCGTTCCTTAATAAGATCTGTGAGATGGAACTTGAAAAATATATTACGAGTTCTTATGAAACGTTGGCCAACTACGTAAACGCATATGATCAAAAGATGTTTATGAAGAGAGAGAATATTGCAGAACGTGGAATATGGACAGCAAAGAAAAGATATATTTTAAATGTATGGGACAGCGAAGGAGTAAGATATGAAGAACCAAAACTAAAGATGATGGGTATTGAGGCAGTTAAATCCTCAACTCCTGCTCCTTGTCGCACAATGATTAAAGATGCACTTAAATTAATGATGAGTGGAACTGAAGATGATGTTATTGATTTTATTGAAAATGCTAGAAAAGAATTCAAATCTCTTCCCCCAGAAGAGATTGCATTTCCCCGTACTGCATCTAACATACAGAAGTATAAATCATCTTCGGACATTTATGTAAAAGGAACTCCTATACATATACGGGGTGCATTACTTTTTAACTATTATCTCAAGAAGAAAAGGTTAACAAATAAGTATTCCGAAATTAATAATGGAGAGAAGGTTAAATTTCTCTATTTAAAAAAACCAAATATAATACAAGAGAATGTACTATCATTCATTCAAGACTTCCCTAAAGAATTTGGTTTAGCAACTTATATTGATTATGAGTTACAGTTTGAAAAAAGTTTTGTATATCCTTTGAAAGCAATTTTAGATGCTATTGGATGGGAAGTCGAAAAAAAAGTTACTCTAGAATCATTTTTTATCTAATGGATTTACCTATCAACGACAAAGAACTTGCCACTATAGTAAAGTCACTGACTTTAGGTGGAGATACTGCATTATATCAGAAACTTAAAATAGTTAAAGATGTTAGAGATGCAAATCCTGGTGGTCCTTATAA